GTGTTAGTTCATCAAACAATAAATCAATTGCAGGCATAGCAAGTCTTTCCTCGTATACAAGCATAGCCATGTCTTCGTAGTGCTTCTTAGCAACAGAAACAGTATCAGTCTTCATTCCAACCTGCTTCAACTCATTTTGAATATCAAATGATTGCCAACGGTCAAAAGAAACCATTCCAATATCAAACCCTATTCTTCTTAGGTTCTGAATCCACTGCTTAACTTCTGATAGGTTAACTGGTCCTTCTACCTTTGGTTCCCACCACGCTACTGCATCTACTACTACAATAGGTGCTACTTGTTCGTAGTTATTAATTACTTGTATGTTTACCCATTTTTCTACATGGGCAATTGCTACCGCACACTTATCGTGCTTCTGTGCAAGGTCAGCGTGAACATAATATTTTTTTGTTGGATCTGGTTTAAATGCTTCGTCAAACCTTCTAAAGTTGTCTACTGGGTTTCTTAGTGTCATGCATGCTCTTACCTTGTCTGCCTGTTTAAAGAATGCATCAGAAGCAAAAGTTGGTACACACGCAAAGCGCATCATGGCATCTCCAAGGTCTGTCATAAATGCAATCATAAAGTCATCGATCTTACGTGTAGGGTTTACTTCCCATGTAGGTCTCTTTAGTGCGAATACTCCTGGATATTTGTAAGAAATGATTTGATCTTCATCCCACGAAATTTCAAAGTTGTTGTCTGGGCTATCTTCTGGTAATAGTGGATTGATTGTAAACTTATGACTTCTTTCTACAACTTCTTTTTCAGCGACTACGTCGTCATATTTTTCTGAAATAAAGTCACCTGGATATCTTGGGAAAGAAAGCAAAACAACCTTTCCAAGGTCAGGAAAGCGAGAGTCTACTGATCCACGGAAAGCCTTGTAGATGTTATCAGCAGTCTTTCCTTGTTCATTTCCTGTTCCAACTTCTGATGCAAAGCCAGAGATCTCGTCAAGAACTGCAAGGAGAAGGTTTAAACCCTCATGCGATTCACGTTCTGAGTGTCCAGAGTAAACAGTAATTGACTTATCAAATTCAATGGAGTCAGCCTTAGCGTAATACTTTCCAGCAAACCATGGGGATCTTTCAATCTTTGATTTAAAACCTTTAAAGAAAACGTTCTTTGCTTGTTGTGCGTTAATTGCAACATTGATTAGGTCAATAGCATCTCCAGAGGGCTTACCAAAATATTTTGCTGGGTCTTTAAGACATAGAAGTTTGTATACGATGTATGAGCATGCTACGGTTGATGTAAAGTCTTTTCCAGATCCCTTGCCAAGTTGCAGGATGATCTCGTTCTTGGTGTACTTGTTATAATATTGGATACCTTTTTCTTCACCCATGATGTTAATCAAATCTTCTTTACGATAGATCTGACTCATTGCTTCAACAATATCGTATTGAATATCTGACAATGGTGGCTGGCCTAGGTATGCTTCACCTTCAACAAATGTTCTTGCATCTACTGGAGTCTCTTCAAAATGATCATCTTGAAGTGCCTCAAGAAACTCATTGAACATCGTGGACAACTGTAATCACCTCATTATCCTTTGCAAATGAAGAAAGTCTACGCATAATTTCATCACGAACCTGTGGATACTCTGATGCAATATCTTTTAGAATAAGCACAAGAATCTCTTGACGCTTTTCAATTTCCATCATCTCTTCAGCAAGTTCTTTGTTCTCAAGAAGTCCAGCCTTTTGTAGCATATCAATTCGCTTAGACTCAATGTCCATAACAAGTTTAATTGCAGCAGTCTTTGCACTAAGATTGTTAGTCATAGACGCTTCATCGATTACCTCGTATGTGCGAGACACTAACTTACTGTAGTGTGTGTCTGCAGCAGCAAGGGCTTCTTTAGCACGAGCACGGATAGCATCATTTGCAGATGCCATAACCTTCCATTCATTAATAAGTGTTACAACTTTTTGTCTTGGTATAGAAAGTTGCTTAGAAATAACTGTTGGGTCATTACCTTTTAGGTATTCTTCTACTACTAGGTTGACTTGGTCAAGATGCTTAACGAGATCGTCTTCAGTTGACATACTTGCCTTCTAGTCTATTTATTTCATCTTTAATATAAAAGATTGCTTTCTCTAAATCTTGTATGGTCTTTGCCTCATCCTTAAGTCCTGCTCTCCAAAGATATTTAAAAGCATTACCAATATTAAAATTACGATGACGAGTTATCTCAATACACTCAATACCAGATGGATCTGATGTGTAGTGCAGTGGATTATTTACTTGGTCAACTGTTATGTTTAGATTGTCACTCATAAGATTCCTCTTCGTCAGATTCCCAATCAAATGTTTCTGGAATACCCTTTAACGCAGCAAACGCAAACGCAAAACCAACGCTACCTGCAACGGCAAGTGCTATCAATGCTTTTTCAAATTTATTCATCGTTTTGATTTCCTTAGTCCAAACTTAGCAAGGTAAACATAGACAGTCTCTAGAGAACATCCACATTCCTTTGCAATCTCTTCTGGAGTCTTCTTATCCATAAGATATCTCTTACGCATAAAGACTTCTGATGTATATAGTTTAGCAGCCATGATGTTATTTGTCAACTCCAATTGCTTTCCCCCAATTTTTTAGTGCCCAATGCCCAATCCCGCAAGCATCTGCTACATCGTTATCAGTAATTGATCTATCATAAATAGTATTGATAAACTTAATTGTTCTCTCTTTGCGAATATTTCTTTCGTAAGATTTATACCAAGAAACAGATTTCCCTGGATTTTGAGAACGAATAAACAGTTGCTCGTCTTTCGATATTTTTTTATTACCAATATAGTTTTGCCAAGTAATAGGAGAAACCTTTCCTATAATCTTGGTTCCAGTTTGTCCTGCTGATCCAAGGATTGCACCCTGTACCAATGCAAGGTCTGCAGCAGTCTTAGGGCTATTCATAAATACAGTGTGCTCAATAATTATTGCTTCAAACCCACCATATATATCAAAGAATGCTTTTACTTTTTTGCCTGCATCCATAACCTTTTCATATATATCGTTTCCTTCAAAGTTAATTTTCCCTACAGACTCAAGATCATCTCCAGAAAATAATGCAAAGGCAAGACTATTTGTACTAGCGTCAATGGCGCAAATCTTGTGTGGCTTTATCTCTAGCCCCCACTTATTTTTTACCATCTGTTTTATCCTTAATTTTTTTAATTGCCTTGCTCACTGCGTCTGGATTTATAGAGCAGGATGAGCACACTGGGAAATCATTGTAGATTGAAAGTGGCATAGAGCAAGACTTGCAAAGTCTTGTCTTTCCTTTTCTTTTTGCTCTTTTTGATTGTAGATATCTTGCAGCAATTTTTTCTTTTGTTGCAAGTTCTCTACATTCAACAGAGCAGTATATTTGATACGATACCGATTGAGTAAATTGTTTATCGCAAAAGTTACAATGTCTCACTTAGAATCTCCAGGGGTGCTATCTTTAACACGCCTGGACCTGCAGACTCACATGCTTTTTTAATTGGGCATGACTTGCATATCTTGGAATTTGATCTATAGTTTTTGTTTGGCAGGGTTCTGTCTTCCCATGTCTTGCGAACTAGTCTCATCCAATCAAATGCCTGGTCTACCCACCGACGGTAATGATCGTTTACATCTACAGGTATCAAAAGAAGTTCATGATTATTTTTATTTTCATAAATCATGACACCTGTTGGTTTCTTTAAGATCTTCATATAGATAAGTAGTTGCATCAAGTGACCAGTCTTGGCCTTTCCAGATGCCTTTCTATATTCAAACCCTTCATTCATCATTGTTTTAATTTCACCAATGAGTTCTTCTCCTTGCCAATTAAACATAACGTCACCGTATCCAAAGATAGGTGGGTCATCATGCTTAATCTTAAACTCTGTAGTCGCTTCATTATCTTCATCACGAAAGACCTTTACGATTCCAGCATTCATCATTGCATTCTGAATTCTTGCATGTGATAAAGTACCAGCAGTCATATTTGCTGATGCGTATGCATCTGCATTATCTTCAAACACCTGACCATCAAATGCAAGGTACCAATATCTTGCACACTCTCCATGACCATAGGCAATGGTTGATGGTGCAAAAGTTTTCTTTGTTGTATGCTTGTCTACACGAGTAATCGTATAGCCTTCTTTAATCTTTGCCTCAAGTCCCGCTATATCCATTCGGTGAATCGGCTTTTCTTCTGGCTTTATCATTACAGTGTGTAGTAAATTCTTCGTCATCGTTTCCCGTTTCTATTAGTATAAGTATAGCAGATTAGCGTGTAATATACTTTAATGCAGATACTAAATTGTTTAACGACTCTGCTGCCGTGTAATAAAGATTCTTTTTGCCACGATCTGACTTGTCAACATTAGCCATCCAGGTAGCCTTAAAAGCCATCTTTGCTGCGATAGCCTGTAGTCTAACGATTTCAACTGTAGCCACATTTAATGGGATGT